CATTGGGTTCTATTGAAAGGAGACAACAACAACATCATTGCTGTTAATGGGAGGTGAGAGGGTCGGCAGACAGATGGACGGCAGACGAAGAGGAGACAGAGGAAGAGGAGAGAAGACGGGTGGCTTCAGTCCGTTAAATAAATTATTAGTATATAAAAATATTTTCTTTTAAAGACTATCATCACTATTTATTAAATTTGTTATATCTTCCATTGTCATTTTTTTATTTATATAATCATTAACTGAATCTATATTATCTACAATCTCGGCTAATTTCTCTAATTGGTTTAAATTTAGAGTATTCATTTTTTCTCTTATCTTACCTTTTATTTTTTTTACATGCTCGGGGACTAATCGAACAATCATTCTTTGCGTGTAGTGGTATTCTTTCATTTCTCCTGCTTTATTGCATTGGATGCGTTTTCTGTCTTTTACTATAACTTTATTTTCTATGGCGTCGGTCATTGATATTATATTTTATTTATATATTATATGATATATAAAAATATTATAATAAAATATAATTATATACATTTTATATTATTCGTTCTTTGCTATGTCTGCAACTGGTCCCATTTCGAAATGAAGGCTTCTGTCTGTTGATATGCTTAATTGGCATAATTCATTTATTTTCTTCTGGCTTTCTTTGTCGTATAAGTCCCAGTGAACCTGCAACATTAAAAGAAGTTTGTCATTTGGATTACTCTTGAGCTCTAAGAATAAAGATTCAGTAATTGTTAATTTAGTATAACAGGCACCCATTTTGTATTTATATTATTGCAAATATAAAACGTTGATATAATTAAAATATTTTTAAAAAATTTAAATCTATAATTAATGTTGGTCTTATACAGACGCAACAGGCAGAGGGGGCTGAACTGCTTCTTCTGTGTCTTCGGGGCTTATTGATAATTCGGGTTTGCTCGTAATCGACGGGCGTCTTGCTTGTGCTGTTCTCGCTATTACTGCAGATGGATATTTTTGTGCTTTCTCTATTATTACTGCAGATTGCCGAGGAGTTGGGGCAACTGCTGGGGCTGTCGTTGTGGCTGGTGTTGTGGTTGTTGTTGTCTGCTTCTTTTCTAAAAAAACCAGAGGCGGGATTGTTTGGCGGGGCTCTTCTGTTTTTTTAATTTTATGAAGTAATCCGCATTTATTAAAGTGTCCGTGTATATTGTCCATTTATATTGTTGTAGTTATATTTTAATATAATTATAATAATATACATTATAATAATGTCATTAGAATATATAGATTCAGATTATAGAATTTCTGGAACAAGTAGCGATTTTTTATATGAAATAGATTTAAAAGATTATAACAGCGTGTGCGTCATATCTGCAAATATTCCCAAGAGTTATTATTTAATACAAGCAGGACAAAACACCGTAATATTTACAGAGAACGCAACACCCCGCACAATAACAGTCCCCGCGGGTAATTACTCTGTAGCCGATTTTGTTTCTGCTGTATTAGCTTTATTAAATACGGGATCTGTAATATATAATATTACATTTGACAAGCATTCTTCATTAATGACAATCTCAGCAACAGGCGGAACATTAAATAATATTACGTTTCCTAATACGTCTTCTTTATATCGGCAATTCGGGTTTGATTTTGATTCTGTTAATATTGTTTCTGGTAATACAATTACAAGTGTAAATTTACCATTATATCAATTAACAAATATTATATTTATTCGTAGCGATATACACGAGACAACAAGAAGCACACTAGGGGGAAATATATTACAATCTATATCTGCGGTTAATCAACCTAATATGTATAGCATAACATACCAGAACAGCACAGACCCAAATTTAATTAAAAAAAAATATAACAGAACCGCGACCGCTAGGTTTTGGATTACAGACGCTGACGGCTTTATATTAAACCTTGGAGGGCTACCCATAAATATTGAATTGTTATTTTTCAATTATAATGACAGCGGGGAAATATTAAAAAGATCAGCATATTTAGACAATTTAGAAAAGATTAAATAAAAATATGTTTTATATCATGCATAATAAAAATATGTATGTTTAATATTCGCTGTGATATTCTACGGTAATTGTTACAACACCTGTAAAGGGGCAAGTTGCAAAACGATTACCACCATTAAGAGAAGAACCGAGGGCAAACGTAATGGGAATATTTGTAAGATTTAAAGGACTAGTTAAAGTAAATGTTATATCGTTATTAACTGCTATCCATTGCCCCGCACTACCTGCAACACCTCCAGCACCTACGGCATTTGATATGTGCCCACTATAGCCAACGGGTTTATTTTGCATTAAATCGCAATACACGAGGAATGGATTAAATGCATAGCCTCCGGCGGCGTTCTCTACTGTAAAATAACAATTTACAGGCTTAAATAATATTTTTTTAACTTGGAAGGGAACGCCAACATATGCCACGGCTTCGGGCTTTCCTCCTGCTTCAAATGCGAGGGAGTAAATTTGTGTCTCTATATGGTTCATTGGTTTTATTAAATTCATATTTGCTGTTATATATTATAATCTTTAAAAAATCTTATATAATTATTAAACTATTAAATAATTATTATTTTTTCATAAGATTTTTTAAACGTTATAATATACATAATATAAAATGTCTTTTACAAATGAACTTAATTATTCTTCGGGCTATAACACCCAGAGTGCATTTAAAGAAATTCAAGCCACATTAAACCCACCGCTTAATATACAGCAAACGAGTGCGAGCACTGCCCGTTTCGTAATTCCTGCGGGTGTGTATAACTGGTCTAAAGCTCACATTGACCTTGATATCCTCATAACACGAGCGGGGGCGGGTTCCGTTGATGCCTTACATATGGGGAAAAATATGTTAATTGAAAGTTTAAATTTATTATATGATGGAGCGACACAAGCCGTAGTAAATTTAACCGCTGCCCGTGTGGTTTCTATCGCTACAACTCTTCCACAGCTCAAATACTCGGAATATGTCGGGCGAACCATTGCACACCAAAACGTAACAGAAAATAAAGGAATTCTTGAGCGTTGCGAACTTATCCAACCTATTAAACACAGTAGCCTCGTGCAATATGCCGCCAATGGTACAGCCTCTGCATTTGTTGGAAATACTTACGCAGACTTATCAGGAATGGGCGGATATGCTGTAGATATCGACCAATCGGTCAACGGAGCAACAACCGCCCCGCATTCAATCCCAGGTCAAGACGCAGTGTGTACCGCAATAGGAAAACTCGCGGCGGCTAATACGTCATATGTTAAAGTCCGTATTAATCTATCGGATTATAAAAATACTTTATTCGCAATGGATAAAACTATTTACTATCCTATTAACGCTACGCTGATTGTAAATTTTGCACCATGGCAAAAATGGGGGTTCAGTGTTCCTGTTGCCACTGCCACTCCTTCTCTCGAGAATAATGTTTTTCTCGGATCTATTGCTGCTTCTGCTTCTGTGGTTTCCCTACCTTCTCAGCCTGTCCTATGGGTTCCATATGAAGCAAACGACATGATCGCGAACCAATGCCGATTAATCACCGCTGAAAACTTAAGAATGAAGGTTCCTTACGTTTCGGTGTTGCCGTCTTCGTGGGTAGGTTCTGGCACACGTGCCAACCCGTCGTCATCTGGTCCATATCGTTATAACTGCCCCTTAACTCAAACCTACGGAAACCATATATTAAGAATATATACTGTAGTTTGTAGAACTGACGACGGCGTAGCACATTTTAATAATTCTAATTGTGTAAATGCTAACGGTGCTGTTCCAGCTGTATTACTAAATAATTTATATTCTTCAATTAGAACATTTATAGGACAACGTGAATTACAACAAGGAACGCTTGATTGCCTAAATGCTGAGGATTACCGATATTTAAAAGTTATGCTTAATGGTTCCGCGATTACTTCACAGACCCAATTTCAAAACGCGTCGTTCTTTGTTGATAATTTCACCAATGCGGGACCGTCTTATATGTGGGACGTTCAAAACTCGAACGAAGGATCGTACAGCATGATTGACGCGAACGGCTTCCCGAAGAATGACGTTTATTCCGTTGAAATCTCCTCAAACTTTGGGGCGGCTCAATTGTTCTTTATTATCGTAGGACAAAAAACATTATATGTAAGTAATGGAGTTGTTACCATTGATGCATAATATACATGTTAATATAATTATATAAATATATTACTCATCAGTATTTTTTTTTTATATTGTATAATATAAAACATAAATATATAATGTCATTAGATGGAAGCGAAGCGTTCTTTTATTCTAGCTTAACAAATACACAAGGCGTAGACGCTCAATATATTAATTTAAACGGACAAACAGGAATATTAAAAGGTGTTAATGATACAATAGAAGGAAGCTCAACAACAGACGACCTACCAGAAGGCAAAACAAATTTATATTTTACTAATGCAAGAGTGCAAGGAGCATTCACAGGAGGGGCGGGAATTGTTATTACTTCTGGCACTATTTCGAATACTGGGGTTCTTTCTCTTACTGGTACCGCGGGGAGGGTAAGTGTTAGCGGTGCCACGGGTAATATAACATTATCAGGACCGCAAGACATAGACACAGGAAGCACTCCTTCCTTCGAGGGGCTAACACTTACAGGAACTGGAACATTAACAGCACGGAAGGCTTCTTTGTCTGGTGCTATTCCTTTAAATTTTCCATCTGGTAATTTTACAAATTCGCTTCTTTATTGCGATGCTTCTGTTTCTGGAGAAATTCACCCATTAAACATATCAGCAAATTTAAGAATAACGGGTTCAGGTGGTTTATATATTCTAGATACAAAACAAAATTTACAAACTACAAGCACCCCAACCTTCGCGGGGCTTACATTGGGCACACTCTCGGGAGTTCTAAAGGCAACAACAGGCACCATTGCAGGAAGTGCAACAACCGACGATTTAACCGAAGGTAAAACAAATTTATATTTTACTAATGCCCGAGCACAAGGAGCATTAACCGCAGGAACAGGCATAAGCATAACATCAGGCACCATTGCAAACACAGGAATAACAGCAATAACAGCGGGGACAAATATAACAACAAGCAACACGGGCGGAAGCTATACCATTAACACAACAACAAACCCAACATTTAATAATTTAACTATAACGTCTATGAGTTCAAATGTCCCAGATGGTGTAGCCTTGGGAACGAATGCGGGAGCGTCTGGCCGTTATAATGCATATATAGGAACACAAGCGGGGACGGGTTCTGTAGGTAGCGGAAATGTCGGCATAGGGTACCAAGCATTGGCGGGGGCTGGTTCTGGTTGTTTTGGTTTGGGCTTTACTGCTGGTTATCAAGCTTTAACAAATGGTAATATTGCTATAGGAGGTTCAGCAGGTCAAAATTTATTAACAGGCTCAGGATACAATATTTATATTGGTGGGTCTCCTTCGTCGTCTTCTGCATCATATGAAACAGTGATCGGGGCTTCTGCGAGTGCTCCAGTAGGCAAAGGTGATAATACTTGCTATATTCCAAATAGCGGGGGTTTATACTATTATTCACCTGCTACATGTTTTTTATATGCTACGAATTTCTCAAATGGAAGGTGTCAATGGGCTAATTATGCTTCAAATAATCCTATTAAAGGTTTTACACTTTCAAATTATGGAAATGGGGCAAATACTGTTATTGTTCCAAATATACCCGGGCTTTATCAAATTGACGTATCAGGCACTGTTTTAGGGTCTGGCGGTTCGATATTTGGGACGTGGAATAATGTAAATATTAGAAATTATACGCATTTTTTACAGTCGTTTAGCTCTCTAGGCATCGCATATCAGGTTGGCTTCTCAGTTCAAAGCAGACCATATTCAGTTGTGAGTGCTTCTGGTTTCGAATTGCAATTTTCAGGTGCTACGTATTATGGAGGATTACCTGTATTTGTGTCAATAAGATTTATTAGTTTATAATTTTTATTTTATTATAGATATAGTAAAAATATTTAATGGGCTTTTTAATTTCTTCTTTTCCTCTTCTTGGTATTCAATTACAAAATATATATATAAGCATTAAAGGAAGATACAGCATACAAAATAATAGCTTCGCTTATGGTATGCCGAATCGTTACCAACTCTATGCCGATTATTGGTTTAGCGTTGGTAAGGGACAGCCGACAATACAATGTAATAACGTTTTAATTAACACAGAAAATTTACCCATTGATATTTACGCGTTCATTTATGAGAATATAAAAAAAAATATAGATGTTAATTATGGCACACCAGAACAAGTATTGATATTTACCGATGATTAAAATATAATTTATTAATTTGCTATAATATAGCAAGGAACAAATGCAAGGCATCCTAGAACCAGCAAAGGCAAAGAATAAAAAATATAGTATAAGAATACAAGGGAAAAAAATAAATTTCGGAGATGATCGTTATGAAGACTTTACACAGCATAAAGACCCAGAGAGAAAGAAGCGGTACATTTTACGACATGAAAAAAACGAAGACTGGAACGACCCAAGCACCGCGGGGTTCTGGAGTAAAAATTTATGCTGGAACAAGCCAACAATAGAGGAATCTATTAAAGACATTAAAAAAAGATTTGGTATTGATATAATTAATATGTTATAAAATCCCTACTGGTTTATGTTATAAAAATAAAATAATTATATGTTATTATAATATGACAGAACTAAATGGAAAAATATATAAAATTACAAGTCCTAGCACAGATAAAATTTATATAGGTTCTACTATTAAATCTTTACAGCAACGAATGGCGAAGCATTATTCAGATTATGATAGTGGATTATATTCATCAAAATATATATTAGATTTTAAAGATGCTGAAATAGAACTAATAGAAGAATTTAAATGTTTCTCTCGTGCTGAATTATATAAAAGAGAAGGAGAACTTATTAAACAATATAAAAATATTTGTATAAATAAAAGAATAGCAGGAAGAAAACAAAAGGAATATATAGAAGAAAATAAAGATAAAATATATGAAAGAGGTAAAATATATAGAGAAGGAAATAAAGATAAAATAGCAGAGAGGGATAAAATATATAGAGATAAAAATAAAGATAAAATAGATGAAAAAAAGAAACGATATAGAGATAATCACAGAGCTGAATTAAACGAAAAAGGCAAAAATTATTATGAAAAAAATAAAAATAAAATTTTAGAAAGAATAAAAGAAAAAATAAAATGTGATTGTGGATTAGAAGTATCAAAAAATCATTTAAAAAGACATCTGGGAGCTGGATTGCATAAAAGAATATTATCTATTGCGATTCAATAAATCTGTCCTTAATGCTAGTAATCATTTTTTTTAATACTGTAAATAAAATATTATTCTCTTCTAGTGGTTCGGATCTAGTAAGCATATATATTATATCATCTTGAACGCTTCGCATTTTTGCTAGTCGTTTAAGGTCGTCCTTTTCCATATAGTTATAATAGCCGTTGTTGTAATGGTTCATTATTAAATTAAATAATGTTATTCTCTTTTTGCATTCCTCTTGTCCTATGCTATCATATTTAAGCAAATGCAGAAAATCGGCGAACGCTTGATAATGACTGATAACATTTTTAAAAGATGACATTTTTTTATTTTAATTTTTATTATATATAATAGCGTATAAAATAATATAAAAAAAAAATAATTAAATATTTATTATATAATATTATTCATTATCAATTTTTATTGGTTTATCGAAATCTTTACGAAACAAAACCTCGCGACGGTCAATATATAAGAAATGATATTTTTCACCTGTTGCATATCTATATAAATTTATAAAATCTTCATCACTTACGGGAAGGTCTAATTTATTCTTTAATTTTATTACTGCTTCTTCTCTCTGTCCTCCAAATATTAAAATGTAATCTAATTGGCCTATAGAGTTCGGCATTAAATTATTTATTGCTTGACTGCTTAGAATTGTTTTTGCCATAAATTGACGCTGTTTTAATAACCACTTATAAATGCTTTTATGTCTCATCTCTTCGCCCAAGTCATCAAATATAAAAAAATACGAAGGGGCCTTTCTTTCCTTCTCTTTCTTTGCTTCTTCCTTCTCTTTCTCTTTCTTTGCTGGTTGTTGTGGCTTCTCTTCATATTGTCGTATGATCTCACCATTTATAATTTTATGACCTATAATTTTTTTTTCTTCTCCTTCTCCCTTCTCCTTCTTTGTCTTGCTGTTCTCTATTAATTCATTTACAATTAAGTCTAATATATTATTTCCGTTCTCGTCTATGAAATGCGGATATTCCCAATGTTGAATTTTTCTCTTTGTTAATTGATCTAAAATATATTTATATGTTTTATCAATATAAATTGTAGGGCTAAATATAAATACTTTGGTCTCCTCTCCTACGCAATGGTCCAAGATATGGGATATTAAAGTTGTTTTACCTGATTTTGTCCCAGCAGAAATATAAATACTTGATGCCAACTGTGGGAACATCTCATGCCCGAGGGGTGGGCGTCCTTTTCCTTTCTTTGTTAATATTGGTTTTACTGTAAGAGCTGAACTCATCAATGCTATATATTACAGCAAAAAAGAAAATGATTTATTTTATTGTTTTTATCGTTTTATATAAATGCTTTACATTAAATTTGCTAGAGGCATTACCCCGAGCATTTTACGACCTCCGCGTTTCTTCTTGCCGAAGGAACCAAGGGCACCATGTAGACCGCCAGAAGTAGCGGCGAGACCTGCAAGAGGTGCTTGAATTAGTTTTTGAAGGAATCCGCCGAATCCTTTTCCCTTTTTACCCATTCCGTAGTTGTCGTCTAGCGTTGAAGGTCTGGCGGATGAATGACGGGACAAGGTCGAAGGGAGGAACGCTGACCTATATAAACGCGACGCATCCTCTCCTGCTCTTGCAGCCGCCGCCACTCTTGGGAAATTTTGAGCCTCACCCACTGCAGAATAAAAACGGGCCATATCAGAAACAGGGGCTCCCATTCCTCGTTTTCTTGGTGCTCGTTTCTTGGCTCCTCCCGTCTTCTTTGCGGTTGTCTTCTTGGCTCCGCCTGTCTTTCTTGGTGCTCGTTTCTTTGTGCCATAACCAAGAGCCCCCGCAACACTACCCGCAACATTTGCTAGGGGTACGTCTAGTTTAGGAAGAAGGCGTGAGAGTGTCTTGTCTTCCTTTGCGATTTTGTTGATTGAACTGAGAACTTTTTTAACTTTGTCCATGTGTAATTATATTAATGATATTTTTTTTTGTAATGGAAATAAATAAATCATATTTTTATTTATTGGAATAAAAATGCATGATATAAAAATATATATAGCATAAATTAAATATATTTAATTGGGTCTGGTTCTCCATGTCCTATTAATCCTTTTTGAAATTTCATTACGTCTCTTTCGCTGTGGTTGTTGGCTTCTTCGAATTCTTCACCAGAAAACATTTTACGCAAGAACAACATACAGTGCATCCCGCAACGATTAGAATTTAAATTCTGGTTTTTATTCATGTTATATTTTGCCTCTAGATAATAAGGCAATTTAAGTGATTGTATTAATTTTCTTAATCCGTTGTTTATGGTCTCTGTTGGTGGATCTCCGAAGGGGTCATAATAGCACATCTCTTTTGCGTGGTCGCTATCAATATAACACGCTACCCAATGCTGATATTTGTCTTCGTCTCTTTTATCTAAATTTATTATAAAGCCGAAGTCGTCATAATCATCATCAATTAATTTTGCCCCATGTAATAGGGTGTGTATTTCGTCGGCGGCCACAGTCTTTAAAAATCTGGGCTCATCATCCATTAAATTATTTATTTGCTGTTCTGTCATTCCATATTGTAAACTGCTAACGCGTTCTTTATTGCCGTTTCCTGCTTTGTCGTCTCTGTTTGGTAATTGTCGTTCTGGTGGTAGTGGTTCGTCTTCATATTGTAAATCACCGCCCATAACTGCACCAAGAGCACGGGGGAAATTTATAGCGGGTTCTGCTCTTTTTTCTTCTACTGGTTTTAATGCTTCTATCCGTGCTAATTCTGGTAGCCCTCTTTCTATTACTTCACGAGCCTTGCCAATGGTTGGGGCTGTCTTTGCTTCCTGTATTGTTCTCATTAATTTTATTTTTTCTTCTTGTGTTTTATCTAATAAGACGCCATTTTTTACATCTTGTAAATTTAACATTGAACCTCTTATTTCTTGTTCTCTCTTTACTTGTTCCTGTGCTACCTCTCGTAATAATCGTTCTTGGTTTCTTAGCTCTCGTTCTTGTAATGCGTTTAATTGCTGTTGTCCTTCTAGTTGTTTCTGCTCTGCTTGTGCTAGTTGTCCCCCGTATTTCTCTTCTGCAAATCTTGCTTGATAATCTAAATTCTGTCTCTCTGCTTCTTCTGCTCTTCTCAGCAATTCGGCGTGTTGTTGTTGAATCTCTATTTCTTTTTTTAATGCTTCATTTTTTATATTCTCTATTTCTAGTATCTTCTGAGCGTTCTCAATTTGTTTTAATGCTTCGGCTTCTTTCTTTTCTCTTGCGTGTTCTATTGCTAGGGCTCGTGTCTCTTGTTCGTTCTTTGCTTGTGCTTGTTCTTTGATTTGTTTAATGCGTAAATTCAGCATGTCTGTTTGCTGTTGAAATTTTAATTTCTGTTCTTCCAACAGTGCTTTATTTTTTAGCTCTTCCTTCGCTAGTGCTTCCTTTGCTAACTTCGCCGCGTTCTGCCTTCCTATCGGTCGCCTGCTTGCTTTACTTCTTGAAAGTATATTATTTATAACTAGATTTATATCATGGGCTTTAATCCTTTGCTTACCTTCTTTAAGATAATATTTTTTATCTCCTTTCTTATTTTTATATACACGGGGTGGGCGTTCCTTTGCTTCTTTAGGCATTATTAATTTAATCTATATTATATAATACAGCATATATAAAAATGTAATTTTTATTTTATTTAAAAAAAATATAAATATAAATAATCTTAACATAATAGCAATGAGTATTTTATTTTATAATATATAGTAATTTATTTAATTAACGGTTAAGAGTTCGGGCAAACATTAATCGTGCTTGGTTTAATGCTTCTTTAGTTTCTTTTTTATGTTTAGCCTCTTCATTTGTTAAAGATTCAGTTAATGTTTTTTTTTGTTCGTCTACCTCACGCTTTAGAGCTATAAGCATGTCGGAGAACTCCTTGAAGCTTTCAGACATAATTTTAGATTGTTGAAACTCTGAAATTTTCTGATGGGGTCGAACGCTTCCCTTCTTCCTTCCTGCGTTGCGTTCGTTCTTCTTCTGGGTTTGTTTGGCTTCTCCCTGTGCTTGTTGCTCTTGCTGGATTAATGGGGCTTGTTGGGCTTGTTGATATTGTGCCAGTTGTGCTTGTTGTGCTTGTAGCTGTAATAATTGGGGGTGGTCTTCTTCTACCACTCGTCCCTTTGCTGTCTTGGCCTTGTTTGCTTTGCTTCCTGCTCTTGTAGGCTTGGGCGGGGGTTGCTTCTGTTCTTCTTCGCTTTCGTATTCTGATTCTTGCTCTGACATTGAATATTAATTTTTATATATTATACAAATAAAAAAAAAATAATAAATAAATAAATATCATATTAATTATTTTTATATGTGTTATAATACTCTATAATGTTTAATGCCGTCTAATTGCTTAATGGTTAAAACATTTTCAATATCTGAATTTGCTTTAAATGCGTTTAATGTCTTGGGAGTCTCTCCGCACTCATTGCAATAAACTTTATATAAGTTATACATATCAGCACATTTAATGTAATATAGGCCGTCCTTTTCATTTGGAAACCTTATCATATCATATAGCTCTTGGGCTTGTTGTCCGAACTCGTCGCTGTCTTCTCCGTCGTTCTTTGTTATGATGTCCATGAAGCTTTCTGTGTTGTCGTGTGATATTTGTATAATTTCTTTTCGTAGCTTGGTTTCGCAAAATATAGAAGGGTTGGGGAGTTGTGTTTTATCTTGTCTTAATAACCATGTGTAAAAATGGTTCCCTGCTTCTTGGTTCATATAATTATTAGATAAATCAACCCAAAATTGCTCATCTTCTTTCTTTTTGTCTGAAACCTCTAAACAAGTAAAACGACGGTTGCCCCGCTTAATATAAATTGAGTTCTTGTGCTGGGTGCACATAATAACATTTGTAATATTTTCAACCTGCGTTATCTTTTGGAATTTGGGATTTTCTGAAATATATTTATCCGATATAATAGGCTTTAATTTATCAAAGTTAGAAAGGAACTCCTTTTTTGTTGCTGCCATTTCGTTAATGCAAATAATCTTCTTTCCTGCAATGTTTGTGTTGTGTTCTGCCAATACTTGATCCATACCTGTGAAAATATGACAGACAGCGGGACCCAATACATAGTCCGTAATAAAATCAACTATTCGACCTTTTCCCGTTCCTTCCTTTTTAGAATAAAGAAACAAAGCAACACGGATCATTTTTTCAGGTTCGCAAATAGCCATGCGAAACCATGCAATTAAATATTTATAAACGCGGTCGTCATCATTAGCCCATAAAGTCTTAAGAATATATAAAAATGGTTTTATCTTTTCTTCATCTACTTCTTTAACCTCTTGGGCTTTGATTCCATACCATACATTATACACACCTTTGGGGCATGATTCTTTCAATGGAAAGCAACCCATTTTTGAATATAATTTTAATGGTGGAGGCATCATTCTTTTTATATAATCTAATAATTCTTTTTGCTGTAAATTTCCTTTATTGTCTTCATAGCATATCATAAAATTATTATTGTCTGTTAAATTACTAATTGAGCTGATAGTGTCGACCGCGTCCTTCTTTAATAATATGCCCTTGCCTTCTGAGATCCTTGCAAGAACTAAATTTATTTTTGTTCTTATTGAATTATCAAGTTCAGCACGAGAAGAGAAGACAACGCCTTCGTGTTCTTGTTGAAAATCAATCCACACATACGGGTTCATTTTGTCAAACTCTGAGGCGGTTGTTTTATTTTGTGTTGTTTTAGATTTAATATATTTATTAAAAATGGTTTTATTATCTTCTTTTAACCACATAAGAAGAGTCCCCATTTTTTTAATTTGTTTATGATCTGTGATTTTATGGGCTTCATTCATTTTTTTTCTTACTGCTCCCTTTTGCCATCCCTCACACTTCTTGCTAAATTCTTCTAATAATTCCCAAGTGTCGTCGGGGTCATAATTCATTTTATCACAATAACGGGTTATAATCCACAGCAAATGACACCATTCATTATATGATTTAAAACGCTCATTATTTAACGAGTTGACAACCTCTGTTAATTCCTCAAATGTTAAAACGATTTCATCGCCCTCTGTGTCGTTCTCTTTGTCGGCCTGTGGTTTCTTTGCTGTTTGTTTGTTATCTTCTTTTATTTCCATATCTTCGTTAGTTGTTATAAATAAATTATCATCTTTAAAGACATCAAGAGCACTAGGACGGGAACCAGTAAAAATATTTTCTTCATGTATTAATATTCCTTCTTCTCCGTCGTGTTCGCTTAGTTCTTCGTCTCCTATGTATTGAGCGAAATAATATTTATAATCTTCATTATTTTTAAACCATTCACACGGGTGAAACGTTCTGAAGTCTGTCTTCTCTTCTTCCTCTTCGTCGTCATCTCCTTTAATGTTTTTTATCTTTCCTTTATTAGCAAATAAACAACGCATAAGTTGACGGCCGTTGTGGTATGGTTCGGGGTCGCATGTAATTTTAATGTTATTGACTGTGTTCTTAGCAAGTGTTGCATTTATAATTTTGAGATAAAATTTTTTGATATTGGGAGCCTTTGAAAAATAACCATCTCCACGCATTACAATATGCATCGAGAATTTAAATATTTCATTGTCCTTGTCCCTTGCTGGTCCGTGAGACGTAGAACAATATAATTTGCAGTGTGGAAATAATGCCATAATAACTCCTTTAATGGTTCCCTCTGCTTTACTTTGGAATGCTAACAACTCGGCCCTGTCTTTCATTTTAACATCGAAGTCAAAATAGGGCATACACTCTCCCCATATGGCCTCGTGTTGTTCTTTATGGCGTATTCCATTACACTTGCCATTTCCCGAACATATAGCTTTATTAATATAATCATTAATATTAACCTTCTCAAATTTATTTAAAGGGCATTTATAAGAGACAAAATTTATTATGCCTTCCGCCTTGTCTTGTAGAGTCGCGATACCTTTAGGGGGTGCTTTTGTTTCGGGTTCGTTCGAGTAGGTCGACATGTTATATTATAGGGTATATATTATATAAGATATTTTATCTTTAAAATAAAATAAATAATTAATTAAATAATTTATTTTAAAGAATAATATATATTATATAATATAGAAGATAAAATAAATCATGCCTTTAAAAGTCTGTATTGAATGCAAGGAAGCCAAGGAAGCCAACGAGGACAATTTCACCAAGGGCCCGATGTCTTCGAAGGGTAAGCAATATTACGCATCACGATGCAAGGAATGCAACGCCCCACACCTTAGAAGAATATATTTAGAGAATAAAGAAAAATTAAAAGAACTTTATAAAATTAGAAAATATAAGAAGCTAGAAGAAAAATACAACGAAGCCACCCGTCTTCTCTCCTCTTCCTCTGTCTCCTCTTCGTCTGCCGTCCATCTGTCTGCCGACCCTCTCACCTCCCATTAACAGCAATGATGTTGTTGTTGTCTCCTTTCAATAGAACCCAATG